ATATTCCAGACGGTGACGATTTCAGCTTTTGCCTCTATCTCCTGGATGGCGAAGTAAGCTAAGGAGGTAAGTAATGGCTAACAGAACTTTTTTCGGCGTACAGGCAGTCAACCGTGAGTTGAAGATTCTGTCTTTCGCCGCAAAGGTAACAGGCACCGGCGCTTCTGCTGCTGTGGCTTTGTACCAAGGGAATTCGGATCAACCGCTTTCCATTGGTGCGACTGCAGAGGCAGACACGACCGGAACAACTGTCACAATTACTCTTTCAGACAATTATGAGGCGCTCTTGGGTGCTTTCTACACTGCTAAGAATGCAGCTGCTCCGACACATGTCACGGCTGTAACCGATGCAGTGGCGTCGGGAACTGTGACGCTTACTCTTAATACTGGACCTGCTCAGAATGACGAGTTCTATGTAACTCTACTTCTGAAGAACACGAGTGTTGCACGATGATGCAGGAGCAAGAACCTAAAAAGGGGATTGCTGCCATCATCTTAGGCAAGCGTGACGAGGAGTCGGGAGGCTCTGACGAATCCCAGCTTCAGGAAGCCACTGAAGATGCGGGAAGGCGCATGATGAGTGCGTTTAAGGGTGATGATCCTAAAGAGTTCATCGATGCTCTTAATGATTACTTAGACATGCGTGAGTAGGGGGGCTAGGCATGGCGACGTACACAGAATCTGACTTACGGACTCGTGCGCGTCGCCGCGCCGATATGGAAAATAGCACCTTCGTCACAGACGATGAAATCAGAGACTACCTCAACAGTAGCATCTCTGAGCTTCATGACATGATGGTGAAGAGCTATGAGGATTATTTTGTCTCTGAGCAAACGTATACCATCCCTCTTGCGACCGGGGGTGGTAGCCTGCCAGATGACTTTTATAAGGCCTTGGGCGTTGATTATAATTCGGGTGGAATTACTTCGACGCTCAAGGCTTATTCCTTCACTGAGCGCAACGTCTACAACACACCTTATGCCGTAATCGATAGGTTGGCTGAGCCAATGTACAAGATTGAAGGCAACAAGATTAAGGTGATTCCTACCAACTCACAGTCTGGCACGATTACCCTTTACTACGTGCCAAGCCCTGCGCAGTTCTCTAGCACTGTGTCGGAGATAGAGAATGTGATCCCTGGGTTTGAGGAATATATCGTTGTAGCTACAGCGATCCGTATGCTTATGAAGGAAGAGTCTGACGTATCAACACTTGAGCGTGAGCGTCAGCAATTGGCTAGTCGTATTATTCGGGCCATCAGCCCGCGTGATGCGAGTGGCTCTTACGCTATCCGCGACGTGCGCAAAGGCCGGTACAGAGACGACTTTATTCTTCGCTATTAGAGGTAGGTTATGGCTAGGTTTTCCAGTCGATATCATCAGAGCGAAGAGACGACCGACCTGCAAAGCTCCGTAGAAGAGTTTGCACATCAAATCGAAAAGCTACCATTTATTGATGGCGTCCTTGTAAAAGAGCAAAGACTGCGCCCTCAGGCGCTATTGCTTAACGAAGTAAAAGTAGGTCATTCCCTTGGAAGAGTTGCCACTGGGTATATAATCCTAAGAAACTCTGAAAACGCTACGGTGTACGATGGCCGTGGTGGTTTAGGCGATGCTACAGATCATATAAAGTTAAGGGCGACTGCTGAAACCACTGTTACTCTTTGGGTGTTTTAATGGCTCTGCAAAAGAAAACTGTTTCGTTCCCTATCCTGCAAGGCTCAGACGAGAAGTCATCTCTGCCTTACTCAGAGCCAGGATCTATCCAAGACTCAGACCAGACATCCTACCAGAAAACAGGTGAAGTGGTTAAGCGAAAAGGTTTTGATAACTTTCGCAATTCGTCATCCACTGTTGGGGATTCACCAATACCACTCTTGGCGCCGGATACAAAAGCAGGGCAACGACTCTATAAGTTCAGAGACTCTCTTGCGCTTGCTGATGGTCAAATGCTTTACACCAAGGTCGGTAATGGTAACATGAAAGCCATTGATAGGTTGCTTAACTGCACCTACAAGAACCAACCAACATACACCCCTTCAAACAAAAAAGTTGGTCGTGTCAATTTGATACGGAGAACCATTAACTCAATCGAATACGATATTTTTTCCTGGGTTCAAACTGCGCCTGCAAGAGCAGCATCAAATGACACGTTTCAAGTGATGATGGCGGTCAAAGAAGTTGCGAGTGGCACTTTTTTCCGAGACCCTGTTGAAATTATGTCGTTTAACCGTGCTGTTTCGAGTTCAAACTTTATAGATGAAATATCAACCATGCCATCTGTTCATATGGTTGAAAGCAACGTTGGCAAAATTTATGTTGTAACAAGCTGGACGAATACGACTTTCAGTAATCATGAAGTCCGATGCCAGGAGTTTAACTTTTCTTCAGGTATACCTGTTTTGACCGGAGCGACCAGCGTCAATCTTGCAAACACAGTGGGTACAAGCTTAGCCGTGCATCCTGGTGTTCCTTCAATTTCGGTGGATGTAAACACAGATAAGACCCACATGTATGTGCTTATCTATGATCCAGCACCAGGCCTAGCCGTCACAGTCACCAACGCGGTAATTCTGTACAGGTATGAGTTTTCTTCTTTTGCGACTCCGTGGAACGCATCTAACCTTATAGACGTAACACAGATATCAGGCGTCGCCACAAGCACAGACGTAAATATATCTCAAACAATAGGTTTCGGCGGAGGCGGGTTTATCTCTCCAGTTGTAAGGTATAGCGATCCAGGTAACGACATTGAATCGAGCGGGTATCCTATTATGGTGGCTTTTACTCGTATTGTGTCAGGAACATCTGGCGCAACTTCTAGATACGAAATTGCCTACAGGTTTGTAGAAGCAGATTTAGGTGGTTTTGCATCAACTGTTCCCCTTACCGATGGAACACTTAAAGATAAGCTGCTCTTAAACGGCACGCAGTCATACAAGGCTCCCACCTCAGCAGATGTGTTTTTTACTGCTGTTTCGAGAAAATACGGCACTATATTTGACAAAGACGGCGGGTCAAGCGTTGCGTTTACAGATACCGGCTCTTCGTTTTATTACGGCGTAAAAGCATTAACCGGAGGAAGTTCTCATAGTGGAACTAAAAAAGAAGGGCTTCTTACAATTGAGCCGGTGACAGCTGGAGCAATTGTATCGGATTCTGGCTCTAACTTAGTGTTATACGTCAAGCATCCAGGAGGAAGCGCCATACCAACCGTGACAGTGGTAGAGCCTGGAGCGGGCTTTAACAGCAAAGACACAGCTAATGTAAACAGCGAAATTGAAACATTCTTAGGCATGGGTGGCAGCCCATCTTTTACGTTAGAATTTGATGAAGACAGTGATTTAATAAGAACAAAAGATCACGAAATTCTCTATGATTCAGTCACTAGAGCCTCAGCCGGAACGTTTAATTCAATATGCAAAAACGCATCACTTATATCCGACAGCATTAGAGAGTTTGTGTCAAACTCAACAGAAGCCAATGCAACTGGTAATGGCGCAGAAACTTACGTCAACATATCTCGCACCAATGGCAACACCGGCAGCTTTAACTCGTGTAACTTCCTTATCGACACCAGCGGTAAGATTGTCGCAACAGGCGTACCTACGCAGTCGTCTTTGAACGTTACGTCCGATTTTGAAAGTGTATACAAAAATATCTTTCGTATGTTTGATGGCGTATCAAAAGTAACTGCAGTTAATAAACCCGCAGACGGACAGGCTGACAAGTATATCTTTGGGTCAAACATACTTATCTCAGATGGTAACACTTACACAGATGCGACTGACTCTGAGCTTGCATCAGAAATAGGATCTGACCAGTTCTACTCGGTAAGCACGACCGAACTTAACCTAAAGCCTGCGCGTGCTCTTCCGGCTGTAGACATAGGGTCAGAACTTTTAATTGGAGGCGGCAGCCTTTTCTCTTTTGATGGTGTCAGTCTGGTAGAAAACGGATTCTATGAGTATCCTGAGGTCAGGACCCTGGAACCAATTCCAACCAACTTTGGAAGCTTATTGGTGGCGTCTAAGAGTTACTCGTACTCTTTTGTGTATGAGTACATAGATTCATCAAACAACATACAAGAGTCTGTGACTACACCTATTCAACAAGTCACAACGACTACCGACAAAACTGCTATTATCGCGCGTGTATATGCTTGTGACATTAGCCTTAAGCGTGGCTCAATCAAAGTCACCATGTATCGCACTACATCTGATGGTGATGGCACTCTGTTAAAGAAGGTTAAAACCGCTGTCCTTACGGAGTCTCAAAAAGACTTTACGTTCTTTGATTTCGGAGAGTCAGAGGCAGACTTTTCTGCAGCACCAGTCATTTACACAACTGGCGGTGTACTTGATAACTACCAGCCAGGATCTGTGACTGACATTGTAGAGCATCGTGGTCGAGTAGTGCTGGCTACGCCAACTGAGTTTGTGCGTTTCTCTAAGCCAATCCAGCAAGGGTTTTCGACAGGCTACCCACTGCCTGCTTTTGTCATTGATGTACCTGGTGATTCCGCGAACATCACTGCTGTAGAGTCAGGCATGAACTTCCTGGCAATCTTTACGCGTGACGCTGTGTTCGCAGTAGCGGGTGATGGACCTAACGCTATTGGCCAGGGGGCTTTTGCTCAGCCTACTTTAGTGGCAAATGGGCAAGGTGCAATACCAGGTAGCGCGCATCTCTCGCATGCTTTTGGGGTTTTCTATCAAGCAGACAGAGGGATCTACCTGCTTACTCCAAATGCTCAGGTGCAGTATGTCGGAGCTGCCGTAGAAGATACTGTAGGTACAAAGACAATCAAAAGCATTGATGTGTTTGACCACAACAATGAGATTCGCTTTTTGCTACAGCCTGATTCCGGGAACTCTGTGGTGTGCTGTTTTAATACGTTTTACAAGCTTTGGAGCGTGTGGCAGTTGCACGAGACTATTGTAGACCAGATTAACTACAGCGCGACAGGCGGAAGTGCGGACAACACCCATTACATTCTGTCAAACGCATCACCCATTCGGCGTCAGTCTCTGACAAACTACAGAGACGATATTACGGGTCTCAATGCTGGGGCTAACATCTACATCAACTACGGCATGGCTGTAACATTTAAGCCAATCAGCATAAACGCTATTCAAGGCACACAACGTGTCTACAGAGCCATGGTGCTTTACACAGATAAAGACGCAAATCTGCCTGAGCTAGAAGTGTTTGTGGCATTGGACTATGCCGACATATCTAGCGGTGATGAGTATGCACTCACCACTATACCAGCAGCACCAAGCAATGTTCGCATTCACCTTAGTAAGCAAAAGTGCAGAGCAGTGCAGATTAAAGTGAATGAAAACACCCCTAACGTTAATTCCTCAGGCATCACGCTTAATGGTTTAGCGCTTGAGATTGGTGCTCGCCCAGATACATTCAAGCTGCCTAAGGCACAGACTATCGCACCGGTGTAAGGAGCAGTTATGGCAAGATACGACGACCCTTTATCTCCTCAGACTCAAGCGGCAGCAGAACGTGTTGCAGCGGAGTATCGCAGAGCGCAGATGGGTGGCAGCCCTGTTTCTGAGTATGAAGCAGCGCAAACGGCAGGCAATGTCCTTGGCACCACCGGTCAAGCTGCAACCCAACAAGAACTGCAGCGAGCACAAAAACTTTTTGACCGTGAAAAAATGGTTGCCGATATGAGAGCAGCCGACATCATTGGTCGCGGGTTAGAAGATTATGCTGGCACCACTGAGAACATTGTAAAGGGTGGCCAAGCGGCACTGGGAGCACTGGCAGCTGGCGCAGGCACAATCTCTGAAATCCAAGCCGCACAGTTCCGGCTAGAAGAGGGTCTAAAGGAAGCGGCACAAAAAGGGCAAAAGGAGCTGCAGAAGTATTTAGAGGCCAATGAAGATGCGGAGTTCAGCGTAGATGTGTTAAACGCAGCAGAGCGTCTGACTCCAGAGTACCAGGCATCACGCGAAGCAACAGAGCAAGCGTATGCAGATCCACGATTCATTGACCGAGCGGCGATTGACGCACGGCAGCAGCAGCTAGACCAATCAGTGGTAGACCAATACTTGGCAGCACTCACACCAATCACACAGAGCCAAGCGGCACTAGAGACGCAAGAGGCCATAAGCCCGCTAGACCCTAGCTTTGCAGAAGCACTGCGCGCAAGCATGGCAAATGTGCCAGCTATGCAGGCAAGACCAGGCATGGAGCCATCTGCAGAGCTTAGAGGCATGTCACCTGCCCCTGCTCCCGCACCAACTCAAATGGAAAGGCTGCGGGCTTACTATGAGCCGCTTACCGCTATCCAAGGCATAAGCGATGCAGGTGCAGCACGACGGGGTATGGAATCACCAGCGGCGCAGGCATTGGCAATGGGGGCACCAAGGGGCGAAGTAGCTATGCCGCGACCATCGGAAGCTCCGGTTGAGCAGCTTAGAGGTGTCCGCCAAGATGTAGATCTTAGCACCCAGGCAGTGGATGACGCATTGCGTCCCTTCCAACAAGCATCACAGGCGCGAGAGCGGGTTATGAACTCAAGGGCACGACTTGCTGAAGAGACCCGTCAGTTGGATAGCCAGTTGCAACAGATTGGATTTAGTTTAGATGTTCTGTCTAACTTAACACCAGAGGCAAAACGTAATATCCTGCAATCATACATGCGAGGTGAGTGATGGCTGTAACGGGTCGAAGAGAGCGTAGAGAGGGACCAGCTGGCGACGCTAATCAGTCAACAGCGCAACGTGTTGCAAGCGAGCGCCGACGCAGGGATCCGAATAACTACGACTACAACCAGTCGCTAATCACACGTGCTCGTGAGTCTGGCCTAGAGGGCCCGCAGGCAGGTAT